GGCATTCTTGTTTATGAAAATAAAAATAACCATGAACTACTTATTATTCCAGTAACAGTTAATGATTATTATAGACAATGGATTGATGAAGCTTTTGAGTGGATGAAGTCTGTTAGAAAAGCATGGGAAGACAAAACTTTACCAACTAAAAACTATAGAGCAAATTCTAAGATATGTAAGAACTGTCCAATTAAAAAGACATGCGATGAAGCTGGAACTGGAGTCTTTAAGATAGCATCTCTTAAAGAACTAAAGGAACAGAGTGAAGCTGTGTAGTTACTGCGATACATACTTTAAACCAAAAGTAAGTTATCAGATATATTGTGGAGAGGACTGTAGAGGTTCTGCCACAAAAGAAAAGATTGCAGAAAAGTATAACGCAAAGCGTAGGAAAAAAAGAATTGGTAAAGTAAGAAAATGTCTGGGTGGATGCAACTCAGACCTATCTATTTATAATGATTCTGGATTTTGTGCCAATTGTAATGTAAGTGAAAAGCAAGTTGCAAAAATGTTAAAAGAGCTGAAAGGTTTTATTGACTATGAGCAAAAATAAATGGGGATTTGAAGTAATGCCTAAGACTATATGTGCTATTGATGCAAGCACTAATAGTCTTGCCTTTGCCCTTTTTGATACTAAAGAAAAAACACTTGGCGTTGTTGGCAAAATAAAGTTTGAAGGAAATAATACATATGAAAAAGTAATGGATGCTTGCAAGAAAACAAAAGCTTTCTTTGATTATTATGGTGGGTTTGAGGCTATTGTTATTGAGCATACTGTGTTTATGAATTCCCCAAAAGTTGCTGCTGATCTAGCACTTGTTCAAGGAGCACTTCTGGGTGCTGCTGGTTTGACTGGAACCAAAATTATAGGAACTGTAGCCCCAATTACTTGGCAGATATCTATTGGTAATGGAAAGCTTACTAAAGACGAAAAGTTTTTTATAAGGTCAAAAAATCCAGGGAAATCAGAAGCATGGCATAAGTCTAATGAAAGAGAAATAAGAAAGCAAAAGACTATTAGGTTTATTAACATGCAGTATGATAAAATTATTGATGATAATGATGTTGCTGATGCTGTAGGAATTGGACATTGGGCTATAAATAATTGGGATAAGGCGGTAGGAAATAATGGAAAGAAATAGTTTTAATTTTAAAGAAGAAGAAAAGGATACTATTTTAACTGTAAAAACTTTGTCGCCAACAAAATGGCTTTTAGTAGATCGTGAAACTGGACAAGTCTATCAAGGAAATCCTGGTGGATTTTGGGATAAGCTTAAGACAGCGGAAAGAGATAATTTATAATGCCTGAACTAAATGCAAACATTCCTCCAATTGAATGCTATGTTCGTGGTAATTTTTTAAGAGACCAAGAAGATAGTCACGACCAATACTTTCCATGCGTTATTTTTGGAGTTGCAAGTATAAAATCTAGAAGTCCACTGTTTCACTTTATGATGGAAGATGGTGGTGTATGGTGGAGAATGCCAATTAATGCATTTTGCACTAAGCCAGGAGTTCCAGAAGAGCCAATTCATAATCTTGTTTTATGGAATTCTTTTAGTCCACATATTTCTGTTACAAAATTTCAAGCACTAAGTAATATGAGAATGTCATATACAGACAGAAACAAAGTTACTATACCTGGGACATACTTGTTTACTTTAGATTGGCATAGTCCAGAAACTAATATACTGGATGATGGATATTCTGAAAACCCAGGTCAACACAAGTGTGGTCATGTAATTCAAAGAGATGACGGTAATTTTGCGGTGCAGCCAAATAATAGAGTAAGAATAAAAGAGCCATCTTTTGTTACAAAAAAAGATCTAGTAATTGATAGATTAATTAATACAAAAAAATGGGATGTTGAAAGCTATGACAAATGGATCCTTGAAGATTCAAATGCATATAATTATGATGTTATTGATACGGAAGTTGACAAATAAAGCTATGGGTGGTAAACTATATACATCAGAGGTTTGGCTACGTAAGAGATATCTTATGGATAAAAAATCTCCAGAAGAAATTGCAAAAGAGTGTGGGGCAAGCATAGAAACTATTTATGTTTATCTTGCAAAATTTGGATTAAGGAAGAGTAGACGATGAATAAAGCACAAAAGATTTTAATTGGTCTTGGTATTACTGGTGCAGTAGGAATAACCTTTGTGGTTACAGCACTTAAAGGTTTGCCAGAAGCTTTTGATTGGGATGACGATGAAGACATTGACTAATAATCTAACCATTACAGTTGATCAAGTAAACAATCCGCTACACTATACAACTGATCCATCTGGTGTTGAGTGTATTGAAATTACTCGTCATAGAAATTTTAACATTGGCAATGCCTTTAAATATTTGTGGAGGGCAGGATTAAAGGATGAAGCAAAAACCATTCAAGATCTTGAGAAAGCAATTTTTTATATTAAAGATGAGATTAATAGATTAGAGGGTAAGTATGTCAACTGAATCTGATTTAGTAAATCATCTTGATCAAATAAATCAAGTTGTCTCTGAATACCTAAAGGGAAATGATCCAACAGTAATTTCTAAAGAACTAGAGATACCAAGAGTTAGAGTAGTAGCTCTTATTAATGAATGGAAAGTTATGGCATCTGCCAATGACGCTATTCGTGCACGGGCTAAGGAAGCATTGGTAGGAGCAGATACACACTATACAAAATTAATTACAAAAGCATACGAAGTTATGGATGAATCAAGCTTAACTAATAATCTAAGTGCCAAGACAGCATCCATTAAACTTGTTATGGATATTGAAAAATCTAGAATTGAAATGTTACAGAAAGCAGGTCTTCTTGAAAACAAAGAACTTGCAGAAGAGATGGTTGAGATTGAACGTAGGCAAGAAGTTTTAATTGGTATACTTCGTGATGTTGCTTCAGAACATCCAGAGATACGTGATTTAATTATGCAAAGACTTTCGTCTATTGCAAAAGAGGGTGAAGTGATTACAATTGTCCACGATGTTCAATGAGTTTCTTGATGTATTAAAAGAAAATCATTTTGTTGAAACTCCTGTAGATGTTAAAACATTTGTTCAATCTCCAGAGTATTTAGGACAACCACTTTTATCTGACATTCAATATGAAATTGTTGAAGCCATGAGTCAGATCTATCGTAAAGAAGATTTAATTGATCTTATGGGCGAGGTAGAAGGCACAAAACATTTTAATAAATATACTAAGAATGAACTAATACTTCAACTTGGCAAGGGTAGTGGTAAAGACTTTATATCAACAGTAGCCTGTGCATATGTAGTATATAAGCTTCTATGCCTTAAAGATCCAGCAGTTTATTTTGGTAAGCCCCCAGGAGATGCTATTGATATTATTAACGTTGCAGTTAACGCACAACAGGCTAAGAATGTTTTCTTTAAGGGATTTAGAGTAAAGGTTGAAAAGTCACCTTGGTTTGCTGGGAAGTATAATCCAAAAGCAGACTCATTTGAATTTGACAAAGGCATAACTGTTTATTCTGGTCACTCAGAAAGAGAATCTCATGAAGGTTTAAACCTTCTAATGGCAGTCCTTGATGAAATTTCTGGTTTTGCTACAGAGGTTGGAACTGGTAATGAACAGGGCAAGACCGCAGATAATATTTATAAAGCATTCCGTGGAACAGTAGACTCTCGTTTCCCAGACTTGGGTAAGGTCGTTCTTCTTTCATTCCCACGCTATCAGGGTGACTTTATTTCTCAAAGGTATGAAGCAGTCATTGCTGAAAAAGAAACTATTGAACGCACACATACTTTCATAATGAATGAAGAATTACCACATGATGATCCAGGCAATCAATTTGAAATTTCGTGGGATGAAGATACAATACTTCAATACAAAATACCAAGAGTATTTGCATTCAAAAGACCTACATGGGAAGTAAATCCTACACGTAAAATAGAAGATTTTAAGTTAGCTTTTTATACAGACCTTGGTGATGCTATGATGCGTTTTGCATGTATGCCAACCTATGCCTCTGATGCATTTTTTAAACAAAAAGATAAGCTAGAAAGATGTATGAATTCTAGAAATCCATTAGATTCATTTAGAAGGTTTGACGAAACCTTTAAACCAGATCCAGATAAGGTTTATTATATTCATGCTGACCTTGCACAAAAGCATGACAAGTGTGCTGTAGCAATAGCACATGTAGATAAATGGGTAAGTATTCAAGTAATTAAAGATTATGAGCAGGTAGCCCCAATTGTTGTTGTTGATGCCGTTGCATGGTGGGAGCCAAGAGCAGAGGGCCCAGTAAATCTTTCAGAAGTAAAACAATGGATTATGAATTTACGCAGACAAGGTTTTAATTTAGGCATGGTTTCATTTGACCGATGGCAGTCATTTGATATTCAAAATGAATTACAGGCAGTTGGAATAAGAACTGAAACTGTTTCTGTTGCTAAAAAACATTATGAAGATTTAGCTATGATGATTTATGAAGAGCGTGTTGCTATTCCTATGATCCCAATACTGCTTGAAGAAATGTCAGAATTAAAAATAATGAAGGGTAACAGAGTTGACCACCCCCGTAAAAAATCTAAAGACTTAGCAGACGCAGTATGTGGAGCAGTATTTGGAGCTATTTCTCATACACAAAAGAATACTAATATAGAGATAGATGTCCATACTTGGAGCTCTAGTGCACGACTTGCACAAAAGCAAAGGGATATGGTAGAATTAGATAATCGGGAAATGCCTAACGATGTTAGAGATTTTCTTGATAAACTTAATCTAATATAAAAACTAACAAGGAGAAAGATGAATTCATTCAAAAAGATATCGCTAATCATCGCTGCAGCCATGACTAGCACAGCGTTAACAATTGCACCTTCAAGTGCAGCACCTCTTGCAGTAA